TATGTTTAGGAAAAATAATTTTTGTTTGATATCTTGTGTCTTTTCCTAATAACAATAAACATCGAACTACAGTAATATGAACCCAATACCTATTAGGAATAGATATTAAGACTCTTTTGTTTTTATTACTTTTAAATTCATGTTTGCTTTCAAGTCTTTCCATTTTTTTCCTTTATTTTTTCTAATTCCAGGAGATTCGTCATCAGGATCAATTGCTTTTGCTATTCTTTCTTTTATTTCTGTTGTATCTTGTCCTAATTTTTCTTTTAAATCTAATTCTAATTGTAGCCCTTGAAGAGTATTAATATCATACTTATTTTCTGTCAAATGAGCCATCGCTCTATTATTATAAAAATCTTCAGCCTCTTCTTCTGTCATTTCAAATACTTTGTATGTAATATTCTAGCAACTGTACTTGAACCACATCTTCCAGAACCCAAAACAAAATAAGTATTATTCATTATAAATCTCTAAATAAAACATCACCCAATACAGGAACTTGTGTATTGGAACTGGTTATATCTACAATAGGTGTAACTATAACATGATTAAAATTATATTGTGCTGAACAAATTGCCTCATTTATTTCAGAAAGATATATAGTTTCTCCTGGACCTCCTTCTCGATATAATAAATCTTCTAATTCAGCTTCAATTGCTGTTTGAATTATTGTAGTATTAGGAAAAACACTAATAATAAAATCAATACTTTGAGTTTCCAATTCAATAATTGTTAAACCTGTTTGACATCCAACAGGAATACCAATTATTTCCCCTGAAGCTGGATCTTCATGTTCAATAATATATTCTTCTACTATTTCTCTTTGAGTAGCATTTGGAACAATTGAATTATCATTATCTCTAGTAAAAGCAACTCCAACAGTACCAATACCATTATAAGCAGGCAAACACCAAGCTCTCGTGACTCCTGAAACTTCTTTAGTCCAAGTAACATAATCATTGGCTGACCCTCCATGAGAAGGTTGTCTTTTTCTAGTCAATAATCTAGTTCTAAACTCTTCAACAGTTTCAGCATCAAGACCCCCTGTAATACCACCCATTTCTACTGTTACAGAGGTGTCTATATTAACAATAGGACTAATAAAAGACAGTATCGTTCCTGCATCTTCATTGCTGTCCTCTCCTGCAACTTCCGCAGTAATATTAGCACCAACTAATCCATCAGCTTTTACAGTAACAGATTCATCAGTTAAGTATACATATCCTGAAGTAGATTTTATTTTAGTAGCTGCTGGAATAACCGTATCTGCTGTCCCTGATATAGAAATAGATCCGGTTGCTTTTACTGCAACTTCTTTATTTAATCCATATTCAGTGCCATGTATAATCAAATAATTTTCATCTGCTGTAAGAATAAATAACTGATCTCCCATATACTTTAAAAAGCCATAACATAAATGAATAGCCCCACCATAAACTTTAGATAGGACTTTTAATGTTGATCTTCTAAGTAAAGAACCAACACCTATAATACGTGTTTCCATATCAGTTTTGATTCGATCACATATTTGAGTTAATGTCGGTCGAGAAAATGGCAAATCAATCACCTATCCTTTCTAATCAGTTTGTTCATCCCATTGTACTTCATATCGTAAATTAAGAACTTCTCCATCTGTTTTTAATATTTGAATTTTTAAAACTAACCAAGCATTTTTAGAATGTTCATTTCTTTCTGCTTCTACAATAATATTAGAAGCAACATTATCTTCAATCATCCAAACTAATGATTCTTCTGCATATTCCTTAGCTCTAGTTAAAGTTTCCTCATCTGTCTTTGCTCTTTTTAACAACCATAATCTTGAACCTATTTTATCATTCTCAACTTCAGGAGAAACCAAATCTCCCCACCATCCCCGCTTATCAGGAAAATCAGGATCTAATAACTCATCATCATCATTAGCTTTTCTATCAGTAAATAAACTAATACGCACAGCAGATTCCAATCCACCATCATGCTTGAGATCTCCATTATCAATAACAAGATCTCCCTGCATTAGATCTACATTCCAATTAAGCATTAAATCATCTGGCATGTTATTTTATCCTTTATTGTGGTGTTGGTGATGGCGTACTAGTTGGATTTCCTGGTGATCCTGACGTATGAATATGTGCATTATATCCAGAATTAATTGTAAACTCTTCTACCACTGCATCAGCCAAAGCTTCTGCAAGTTTATTGGCAAAACTGAAAGAATTAGTAACATCAAATCCTTGTTCAGTCATTTTTGACAATATAGTAGTTTTTAATCTACTAGCATCTAAAGCCATATTTTCTCCTATTTTGTAACCTTAACAGTAGATGATTTATCTCCATGATAAGAACCAGTAAAATGACAAAAAGATTTTCCTGTAATACATCCTGCCATTGATCCTCCACCACCATCAATATCTACTGTAGCTGCTGTAATAGTGGCTTTTCCTCCTGCTGTAATATCAGCAGTTCCACTAACATTTACAGTTGCATTGCCACTAATTGTAACTGATGAATTACCATCAACAGTTTTTGTTTCATTACCTCCAATAGTTATAGTTAAATTACCTGTTTGAGTTATATTTAGATCAATTCCATTCATATCCGTAATTTGTCCTGCTTTTAAATGTATTCGATGTCCCCCATCATTGGCATCTTCATAAGTATATAAAGCAACCTCACCCTGCTCTAAATCTCGTAATCTATTTTTTCGATCTCCAACAGATATAACAATGCCATGATCACGATTTCCATTTATAAATAAAACCACAGACTCAGTACCTGCTATTGGAGATGCTTCTATAGAATATGGCAATGGATATGTTTCTAATCCATACTCTTGTATTCTTTCTATATCTGTCAAAACCTCATCACCTAAAGGAGTAATCTGAACTCTTTGAGTTCTTCCCGAATTATTAATTGCTGTAAGTATAGCTCGTCCAACCAAACAAAAAATTTTTCTCTGTAATGGAGCTACAAATCTTTTTAAATCCCTTATAGTAAACATATTTTAACTTTTGTTTTCTTCTAATTGTTTTGTAGTTTGTGGAATATATTTAAAATCTCCTGAATCAATTTTCTCCAAAGGTTCCTCTATTAATTCAAATGCTCCTTTTGGCATTGCAGTTATTGTTGTTGTTGTGCCTTCACTTTCATTATAATTAAATTCAACTTGTGAAATTAACCATCTTTCCTCAATATTTAAAAATTTATCATTAATATTAACAAAAGAATTTATTGTCCAAGGTTTCTTTTCTCTTGTTTTTTGTTCCCATCCTTGTACTTTATATGAAACAGTTCCAGATCTTCCAGCTCTAATAACCTTTTCCCAATTAGCATATTTTGTAAGTTCTTCTATAGTAGTTACCTTTTCTGATAAAAGAACCAAAGGGCGACGCCTTTTTGATGCTATAATTGCATCAACAACATCTTCACTTCTAATATTCATAACAACACCTAATTGATCTACATTTTCCTGCACCTCTCCATATCCTTTTGCAACATATAAACTAAAACGATCCACACTAGATTGTTGTAAACTTCCTGAAAGAATATTCTTTCCTAAAATAAGAGAATCATCACACATCTTATTTGTTCCTGCACGAGTAAGAGTTAAAGTTTTCTTATTACCATAACTAACAGCCAATATAGCCCTTGAACGACATAATTTATTAACCAATTCATAAATAGTATCTCCAGGATTAGCAGTAAAATTTTCTTCTATTTCATTTATCTCTTCTTCAACAATTGAATCAATTTGAACAACAATACCAAAAATACCAACTAATATTTCAATTATTTCTTTTATTTTCAATTCTTTCCATTCATATTCTTTTTTATCTTTTGAAATAAAAGAACAATCTACCATATCACACAATTGATCTCTTCCAGATATTTGAATTGCATGATCTTCAAAGTCATAATTTATATTTACTTCTTCTATATATCCTTCCATAATCAAATTATTATTAGAAACAACTTTACATGCATCTCCTATTTTAAAACTTCTTGTTTCTGAATATTTAGGAAGCCTTTCAAATATAGATAAATTAAATTGTCCAACCAATCCATCCAAAGATTGAATAATAGTTGCCTCTTTCCAACCTTCAAAAGACTTATTATTTACTATTAATGAAATAGCCATTATTCACTCAATATTTCTATAACACTTCCACCACGCAAAAAACCAGGATGTATTACTGTTGGTTGATTCCGCTTAAAAATATCATCTAATCTATCTAAATTATAATATCTATTATAAGCTAATTCTAAAGCAGTAATTCCATAAGGTGGAACTGTATAATTAACAATTACAGCTAATGAAGCTCCCAAATTCCTCATAGCTGTTACAAATTCTTTTCTCAAATCTTCCATGGCAACATATGAATCATTGTTATCGTCTGCAAAACCATAATTAAGATATGTTTCATCAGCAGCTTCGTCACCCATTTTTATTAATTGATTTTCAATCCCATCAACAATAGTATTCATAATAGATGTAGCCTTATCATAACTAACAAAAGACATCCTAACTGCTATCCTCGTTGAAGTAGCCAAAGCAAGATTTCTAATTGTATTTACCATATACAATCTATTTAAAGATTGTCTGGCTCTATTTTTTGTATTCACATTTATAGAATCTAATGTACCACCAAACAAACTAGGAGAATCAGAATCTTCTTCCCCAAATCTACTCATCTCAACCAAAGAATCTACAATAGATTCACCCAAAACTACTGGCACAGAATTTCCATCAAGAACAATAGAATCATCTGCATATTCCCCACTCCACCCACCAAGAGTAGTTCCTCCCACAGTAACTTTATTAGTATCTATACCAACCATATAAAGAAAAACATCAATATTAGCTTTTAACCACGCTGCAAATTCATCAGGAGATTCTAATATTGAATCTATATTGGTTAAATTTGTAGACAAAATTGATAAAGCATCTGATACATTTGACACTATAGAACCTCTTATAGATTCAATAGCTTGTTTTGTCATAGATATTGCTTTTGTACAATCAGCAATTAATCCCTTTTTAGAAAATTGTAAATCAGGAATACTAACTTTAGCTACAAAATTATCCAATATTTTTTTATAAGAATCTATCCAAGCTGCATCTACTTTTTCTTTTACACCAGATTTAATTATTTCTTTTGTTTGTCCAAATAAAGGTCCTTGCCATGTAGTCATACCTCTATCTATAACAGATAAACCACCTAAATTAGTATCTTTAGATAATTTGACAAATGTCATTGTAAACTTAGCCATGCCACCTTGAGAAAAATCTTCAACAATTCTGGTTTTGCCTGACACACATACTTGCATTGAACCTAAAAATGGATGAACTAAAGTTCCTGCTCCTTCTTTTTTAAGAGCATTCATCAACTTATTACGTGCAGGAAAATAATCAAAATCATTACCATAATTTTGAATAACATAACCATTAATGCTGATTTCATCAACATCTAATCCCAAATCTTCTAAAAAAGGATCATCTTTATTAGGATATTGATGAATTATATTACGCCTACCTATTCCTGTATCCACATCTTTAACATAAAATGTAGCGTCTCGAAATTTAGCTTTTTGTAAATGATCTCGCCAACTCATTAAAAATATCCTCTATTAATAGGATTTATAGAAGAATCAATTTTTATATTAGGTTTTCCTTTTTTATTAATTACTTTTGTTACTGTACTAGATACTCCTGGATCAGTTTTTATATGTAAAGTAATATCTGTTTCTGCCTGTAATTTCTCCAAAATATAATCAGGAATATTTCCTTTATATTTATTTTCCATTTCCCGATATTGTAATTCTTTGAATTTCCAAGAAGGACCTAAAGAAGTAGTAGGCATTACCATTTTTGATAATGTATTTTCTTTAAAAGAACTCCAAATTGAATTATCTAACTTTTCAAAAATATTATTTAATCTACGAGAGGATTCTTCATATCCTCTCTTTTTTGTTATGTTCAATATGGCATTACTTTCACTCGTCATAAAAGGTTTTAAATAAGGTACTGGAGTTACCAAAT